ACTCAATACATTGTCCTGTAATATCTAAAAGAACTAAATGTATAGGACATAAGTTATTCATTATTATTTAGCTTTAAATGTCTGTATGTTTATTTAAATATTCTAATAGTCTTTTTGCTGTATCTATATTGTCATCAATTTGCCCAAGAAATCTATTACAATTTCCACATAACAAACCTCTTACTTTACCTGTTTTGTGACAATGATCAACAGCTAACGATCTATCTAATTTATCTTCATGTGTGTGACAAATACAACATTTGTAATCTTGTTCAGATAACATTCTGTCATATTTCTCAGGAGTAATACCATATTTCTTTTTAAGAAGATATGTTCTTTGTCTTTCTAAATTATATCTATTTCTTGTTCTTTCTGAACAACACTCTTTACAATATGTTTTAGCTTTTCCAAATATCTTCCATTCTTTACAAGAGTTACAAAGAGTATAGCCATTATCTATTTTTTCTTGTTGCTCTTTTTCAATAATTAATAATTCATCTATAGTAATACCTTGTCTTTTGGCACGTCTACTTGAATTACGAGGATCTATAGAATATGACATATTACTTGCCTTTTCTTGCTTTTCCCATCTTTTTTAGAGTAACAGCTAATGCTTTTCTTTTAGGAGTGCATGTAGCTTTAGTCATAGGAGTGCAAAACCCTTTATGTTTTGGGTTTACAGCTTTCTGTATCCAATTTTTATCCTTAGCCTTTGGCATGATTATTTCTTTTTCATCTTACCACCCATTTTCATTTTGGTAGCACCAAGTTGTTTATCTTTTTTCAAAGGAACCTTTGGAGCTTTCTTTCCAGCTATTGTACGTTCTTGCACTTTAGTCCAAGCACCATCAGGATCAACAGGTCCTACACGCTTTGCAGGTTTAGCCACTCCACCAGCTTGCATTTTTTTAACTTTTTTCATATCTTCTGAATGTTATGTTAGGTTTAACAATTATGTCACGATGCGTAAACTGCCAAAGCTCACCAGTTTCGTTAATTATAATAGTGTAGATTGTATCAGTTTCGTGACCTAGCTCTGTAACGAGCCACACTATACCATCTCCTTTAGGAGTGGTTACATCAAGCCTATTACTAGGCTCAAAGATCATTTGCCTTTAGCTTTGATTTTCTTTTCTTGCTTAAGCATAGCAGCTGTAGGTTTCTTTCCAGATCCTTTATTAGCTCTGATGTTATCCCAAAGTCCTCTTTGAGAAACAGAACCATCAGCACGTTTTATCATTTGTTTTGCCATCTTTTTATAATTTTATTCTTCTACCACTTCAATAGCAACACCATCGTTAACAGCTCTTTCCACCATCTTCTCAATGATTTCATTAGCTTGGTGAGCCAACATAATTCTACTTGCTTCTGGTGTTCCTAATACAGCTCTAAGGCTATTTAAAATAAGACCAAATTCATCACCTTTAAGACTGAATTGATCTTCTGGACCCCATGTGTACTTTTTGCTTGGGTTGTAAATGTTGTTTGACATAATTATAGTTTTTGGTTTAAGTTGTAAATATACTAATTGTCAAGACTTATTTGAAAAGAGATGGTAGCTGATGCTTTAATGCTTTTTGATAAATCTAATTTAATTTTAAACATGTTGTGAAACTTTAATATTTCTTCCAATAACATTGGGTTATACTTAGGTAGACTAGGTGCTAGTCTAAATATATAAGCATTGGGCCCTTTAGTTATTTCTAATATAGATAGTTCATCTACTGAATCTATTATTCCTTCTAAATGAGAAAAATACATTTCTTCATTATCTGGAAGTATTTCTGGAAAAAACTTTTTATTTATTTGCACAATTCTAAGAAAGTGTTAATAGATATTTAGTTTTAGCTGCTTCTCCAGATAGTGCATCTGCTAGATTACATACATCATGAAACTTATTAACCTCTCCATATGCTTTTAATTGAGAAGCAAACACACCTAAATCTTTTACAACATCCATAGAGGATGCATTAGATAGAGGCTCTATTTTGAAAACACCAGGACGTTTACCTAAATATCCCATAAGCTTCTCTACTACATCATCTTTAAAATCTTGTACATATTCATACAATTTTCCTAAAGCTTTATGTGTAGCATAACTTTGAGTTTGCCAATGCAATAGATGTAATTGCTCATGAAAATATGTAAGCTTTCCAGCTATAGTTTCCAATGTCAATTCTTCAGAAGAAGATTTCATCATATCTTCTGGAAAAAATGATTTTGCCATTATTATCTTGGTTCTGTAGTAGTAGTTGTAGTTGTAGGTGCTGCAGTTGTAGTGGTTGTAGTAGTTGTAGGTGCTGCAGTTGTAGTTGTAGTGGTGGTGGTATAATTACAACATTCATATGCTGTAATTTCATGCCAATTACCCACTTTAGGTTTATTTTTTCTAAGAATAAGAGATCCTGCTACCACTCTACCAGTTCCATCAAATCTTACATACGCTTTTAAGCGTTGATTGTTACCATTTGCCATTTTTAATTTTTTTAATTTGTGAATAAAAATTTTCTTTATTTATATAAATTAAGCAAGACTTCTAGCAACCAGGGCTACAAAATCTTTATTCATATTTAAGGTTGTATTTCTTCTTTAATTCAAGAAGTTGTTGTAGATAATAATGATTGCAACGTTTTTTAGTTTCTTCATTATTATTAACTATTTCTAAATGAGGATCATCAAATGGATCTTTACCAGTGTGATATGTTCCTTTATAAAAAGCTGGATAACTTCCTCCCATAAATGGATCAGTTATTCCTGCATTATGTAATATAGTTGTTCTTTCAAGTTTCTCAATAGGATCAGAACTCCAAGCAAATTCCATATCTGGAGTGTTTATTGTTTGTCCTCCTCTTTTCCATATATTCCATAGCACCCCCCACATATCAGCACACCAACTTTGAAATCCTTTATTCTCATCTTGAAAGAACTCTTGATTGATATTTCTTAAGTGTGTACGAATAACTAAACAACTTGTCATTACATCACTCCAGAATTGTTCATCTATGTTCTTTAATAGATATTGAGCTCCTCCTGAATGTAAGTTGTTAGCTTCTGCTATTTCTCTTGATATACCATTTAAAGATGTAATCTCTTGTAGTATGTCTCTTTCTTTATAAGCTTCTAGCTTTTCAGGAAGGACATCTTTTATTTTACTATCAAAATATGAAGCATTGATATAACTGTTTGTATCTGATAGATAACTTATGTCATCATCTATATACTTATCAATATTGAACTCTTCTGTAAAAACTATATCACTATCGCAGTAGAATACAGCTTTATCCTTCATTTCAGGATGGTCTCTAAAATATCTCATTAGAACATAAGGCCTAATGATTGGTATATAGATGTTTAGAAGTTTACTCACTTTATCTACATCTTTATAGAAAACAAATTCTGTTTCTGGATATAGATCAATTATCTTTTCCCATCTAGTATTCTTTTCTCTAAAGTCAGGGATGTATATTAATACAGTGGCTTTATCTGAGTGTCCAAGTTTTTTTAAACTTTCAAGCCATAGATGTACCTGCCATGTGTAATAGGTGTCATCAGGCTGAGAGCAAAGAAATCTAAGTTCTTTCTTCATATATGTAGTTGGTTGGTTTTTTATTTGTATTAAGGAGCTACTGTAGTAGTTGTAGTGGTAGTAGTAAGATTAGCTGTCACTTTAATAAGATATTCTAATTGCTTACTGATTTGCCACAACAAATTACTTTCTTGACTCCAACCTATTTGCCTGTTTGGAATTTTCATTTTATTTATATTTTATATTTATTATCCTACTTGGTTTACTGTTACAATTAATCCAGGAATAGCAGGAATATTTCCTGTAGCTAGAGCTGATGTCATCACTATTGCATTATCTGCATTACTATTTATTTCCCATTTAAGTTGTACATATTCATTAGCAGTGGTTGTTTTAAAAAAGAAGTTCCATGCTGGTACAACATACACAGAGTTGGAAGGAAAACCTATTTGTGAACCACTAATAGGTACAGTTGTACCATTTTGTGCTAACCAAATATGTATATGTGTAGCAGTGTTACCACTATTTTTTACCATCTGTGCACTAAATGCTATGTTATATACACCAGGATTAGCTATTGTTATTTGAGAACCAGAAACTATAGATACTCCATTGTTCCATGGATCTGAATTATTAAGACCCATTGTAAGAACACTTCCTGCAACTCCTGTTTGATTTGTAGTGTCATAGAAAGATCCTAAATAACCACTAGCAGCTCCATTCACTCCACTTGTTCCTGAGCTTCCTGATGTACCACTAGTTCCTGAACTACCAGAACTTCCACTAGTTCCATTAACTCCTGAAGTACCACTAGTTCCTGAAGAACCATCTCCACCAGCTGCTCCATCTAAGTTAACAGTCCATAGAGAATATGTTCCACTTCCTGTAACTGTAACAGGAGGACCAATTACCATTACACCAGTGTTAATGTCATAACTTACAACAGTGCAAGTTTGATGATTACCAACATTATATGTTATAATAATATCTTGAGCTGGTGTATAAGCCAATCCAGGTTCTACAACAATTGTTGTACTTACACCTAATGTAAATTCAGTAGTGGATGTAGTTCTAAATCTATCTCCATCATATCCAGATGTACCAGAAGTTCCACTAGTACCCATAATATTACATGTAACACATGTAAGCTCCTCTAATTGAGAAGCTACTTGCCACAGCAGATTGGATTCTTGACTCCAGCCTATTTGTTTATTAGGTATACTCATTATACAAAAATATGATGTTTATTGTAACAATTAATGCTTTACAATAATTTAGTATAACTAAACTAGTTATAAAATAATAATCAAATTAGTTATCTTCCTTGACCTCTATATTTAGAGCTAGGAGATGAATGTTTATTGGTAGTTTTAGAATGTTTTCCTATACGTCTTTTACCAAAAGTCACTTTACCTTTATCCTTTATTATATTTGCTTTCTTTGCCATTGGTTGGTTTATTTATAAGGAATATATTTTGTATCACCATTCTTTTTAATGGCTTTTAAGATTTGCTTACGCTGTTTACCATTAGCCTTATAACTAACATGTACCCATGAAGGATTAGTATCATCACCAAACTCCCAAATAAGCTGATCAAAATTTAAATTATCTTTTATGTATTTAAAGATTTCACTATTCTTAATTGCTGTTCCATCCATGTCAATATCAAAAGCTTCACCTAAACAATGTTGACTAGTTAATGATGTACCAGGAACAAGTCTATTTAACTTCTCACTTCTATATCCTGAACTTATATGTATTGGAACTTTAAAATGTTCTCTAATTGGTTGAAAGATATTAGTTGCTAGTATTTTTAAGCTTTCTAAATGTTTTTCTGTTGGCATATTATCTATACCACTTCTTTTAGCAGATTCACTTCTAGTCACTTCTGACAAATCTAAATTCTCTGATAGTTTCATTTCTTAAATATCTTTTCAGCTGAGGTTAATCCTAAACATCCAAAAGCCAATAAGGCTACTGATTCTACTAATATTGTTGATGGTGCAGTGTGTTCTTCACTAAACGAATTATGGTACATAGTAACGCATAAAGCTATTACACATAACAATCCACATAAACGCTTCATGCTTAGACTTCCACTTTCATCACAAAAAAACTGTTTCATATTATTTAATTTTAAAGTCCTTATTAATACCTATAGAGTATGATGCAAATGTATCTCCAAAAGCACTCTGAGCACCATAACTTAAAACAAATGAATATTCTTTTTTTAATGGTATTGTATAATTGAAATCATATTCCATCGTAATATCTTTATGATAGTAAAAATATCCAATAGCTGCACTTACACTAAACCTTTCATAAATAGGAAAGGTGGCCATAGCTTCTTGATAAAAATCCTTTCTGTCAAATGTCCACCAACCACTATTAATTCCCACTGCTGTATTCCCAAAATACTTTCCCACTTCAATAGTTCCACCTAATAAGTTTTTAGTGTCCTGAAGCTTAGTATCAAACGCTACATTAGGAGCAGCCATTATATAATACTGAGCCTTTGATTCTAAAGCAATAAAAAATAATAAAATAAATATTAATCTCATTTCTGTTTAACTGCCACTTTTCTTACTGCCACCTTTTTAACTGCCACTTTTCTTAGTGGTTTCTTTGGTAAAGCAGGTTTCTTAAACATATCATAAACAATAGAACCTAACAGAGTAATAGCAAGTGCAATTGCTCCTATTATAAAACTAGAAAACTTATCAAGAAGAGAAATCATTTCTTTGGTTTCTCTTGCTCCAATTTTAGTTTGTATATCTATTAATTCATTTACATATTTTAATACAGGATAGATTTTTGCATCCATTTCTTTAGCTTCATCATCTGTAATAATTTCATCTAAAGTAATTTTTACAAAGAATTCATCTGCTATCTCAATATACATTTCAGCTTTTTGGCTTATTTCTTTTTCTTCTGGAGTTTGATATGTATTTAAATAAGCAGCCCACATTGTATCTGTTATTTCTTTTTCTTTTTGAATAGAAATTAAATCAATCTTACCACCCTTTATTACTTTAATTTGATCTTGTATAGTTGATCCATAATAATCAAACTTCCTACTTAGGTAAGGTTGTGGAACTAATCTATCTTCATAAATACTTGTAGCACTTTGCTTTATAGTATGTTCTACATATTTACCAAATCCTGCAATAGCTAAAATTATAGCAGTTAATATAATGAGTAATATATTTTTCATTTCCTTCTTCTTGTTGGTTTAGGTTGCTCTTTTTTTATAAAAGACATTGGGTCAGCAGCAAACTGTCCACTTAGTTTTAGCACTCCATTTATTATCTCAGGACTATTTAACCCAACCAGTCCATAGGTAATAGCTTTATACATTGAACTAATCTCAAATTGCTCCATCACAAACCATGCAATCAAAGATGCTATCATTGCACTTATCATCTTTTTTGTTACATCTATTCCTGATTTATTCTCACTTGTTGTAACAAGTCGAGCAACCATTCCAGCTGCACCAATGAGTAAAACTACCCACCCCCCCTCTAAAAAATTTTTTATAAAATTTTCCAATGTTATCTTGCTTAAACTTTATAATTTCAATGAATACCCTACTGAATATCCTGACATTCCATATCCAATATTAAATAAGCCTTTCTTACGTGTCTTTAAACTTATAATGAAGTTATGATTCACTTGTGTGTAATCTGTGCTTATATCGCTTCTCAATCCTAAGTATAAAGCAGATTTAGATTTATTAGTAATGTTATTTGTAATTGTTATTGTTTTTTCTTGGACTTGGGCTTTAAATGATCTCCCAATGATTCTATTTTGACTGATGGTATCTTTGATAA